GCTGTGTAGAGAGTGCGCTAGCGCTGTTTGACGCCATATCGTCTTCATCAAGAATTGACGAAATTGAAGAATTGTCTACAGTTATAATAACTGCCCACGCAAGAACGTTAGAAGAGTTTCTCTTATAGATTTTTAACTGGTCATTTGCTGTATCATGCCAAGTAGCGCCCTCAAGAAGAGTAACGCCGGTGGGGGCTGTATCACCAACAAAAGCTCGGTCAGCAAGCTGCTGCAAACCGACCTGGACGTTAGTGGCACTAATAGTATTATAAGGCTCTAAAGATACCGCTAGAGCAGTGGGTGCCGTATCCGTAGGCAGTGCTGCACCCATGGTAATAACCACCTCACTAGAGGGGTTAGTAATATTAACCGCAATATTAGCGTTATCTATTATAGTTACGGTTTGAACCTGCTCCGTTATTGATATCTCCATACTTATCTAGTCACTTCGGGCGCTACTTTTACTGTACCATAAAGTATTTTTTGTACAAAAGCGTCGGCTGCTGTATGAATCTCTAGATCGTAGACATAAGTTTGAGGATTAAGAAGCTTTGATACCGCATTTGTCATGCTAATATTAACCACACCAGTAGTAGGGTCCGCAATTGTACAAACAAAAGAAGCTTCCAAGGTGTCGGAAGCTATAGTGGAGCGTAGCTGTGCTCGGGCAGAGTACCCTGTGAGGTTCTTGACAGTCCCAGAGTCGGAAATAGTAATATCCGTAGCGTAGTCTGAGCCTTGGTCTATAGATATGTTGTATTTTCCTGCGGGCATCTGAAGTTCCTATAATAGCCCGAAGCATTAGAGAGTAATGAGGGCCCTTGTTTAGTCTTGAAAGTAGCGTAAACTTCTTAAATTATGTGAAAATTATACCAAACCCCACCTACTATGTCAAGTTGAATTTTTTTGATGGTTATGTTATGTCAATTTTCCTAGTTTTACTCGAATTATACTGCCGGCATCCCGTATTTCAATTCTATTAGTAGTCGCATTCATGTATATTCCCGCCCCCGAAGCAGTATCGTTAGAAATAGCAAGCTGTTCAGCTCCAATTGCGTTAGCAGCAATTACTTCTGCTCTGAAAAAATCAGCTACTGATTCCCACAGGGTGGTATACTTCCACGCAGCCTGCTGAAGGGGGTTAGCACTGTTTTCTACAATTGCAATATTTCCTGCCGAGGGATTAGATATCTCGGTATTGGGGTCGGGTGCTGTAAGGCCTGTGTTAACAGTAGTATTATTCCGCTTAAGAAAGAAGAAACCGGCGCCGCCGGGACTCCCATCAAGTCCTTGAAGGGAGGTAGCAATTTTTACTGTAATAGAGCCAAAAGACACCCCAGTGGTGCCGGCTGAATCAGTCCCAGTTACATTAGCAGTAACAGTTCCACTAGCTTTTACTTCGGTCTCTGTTCTATTATCGGCAAAGCGGAAGGTAGTCCCCGAGGTTGAGGAGGTATTTGGTACTAGTGTACCCCCTACTACATTGGTCCAAGTTACTCCTGTAATATTTCCTCCAAAAGCAGATAAAGATAGCTCGGAGTCAGACCCAGGGTCATAGGCAGTACCGTCAAAGGTAAACAGAACTGGAGTAGCTGTTAAAGTTAAAGAAACTGCGGGGGCTCCAGGAGCAGCCGCTAGATTCTTACCAATGTAGGCGCTAGCTGTTGCAAGTACAGTCGTATCCGCCGTTACAGCGCCGCTACTGCCAAATACCTCAATACTATATGTGGCGGGTAGCGAATGGAATGCTGGTGTGCCGCTTTTATAGTAAGTTACAGAGGTTCCTCCACTTCTACCCGCAGTAGTGGAGGTGCCTCCTGTAGGAGTTACTGTTAGCTCGTAGAAAGGAGTGGCTACGTTACTTGAACCCCACGCAACAGTATAAGAATTCGCAGAAGCAGAATTAGCCGTTCCTGCCGTGTCAAAATCAATAGCGGCGGGGTTAATCGTCATAAAAGCGGAAGGTGCGTCAACTCCAGGAGCTCCGTCAGTTCTTTGTGAAAAAATAGCAGGAGGGCCCCAAGTAATACTAGCTGCCGTTGCTGTAGAAGCTCCAGTAGCTAAGCCTACAGATACATATACTGTGTGGCCATCAGCTGTAATAGCTGGAGGGTTTTTAGACCAATCGCTAGGAACAGTCAAAGTATTATTTGTAAAGTTATAACTACCCCCAGTAAGATTAGCACTACTGTTTAGTCTATAAATATACACTTCAGCGTGTGCGGCACCCTCTACTTGGAAAGGTGTGGTCCATACAAAAACACTGGCGCCTACTGCTTTTAATCCTCTAGAAGCCCATAAAAGGTTAGTTCCTGCAGGAGGGGTATCATACCATTGAATATCAGCAGAAGGTATACCTGCAGAAGAGGTTGGAGAATTTGGTCGGCTAACGGCTCTAGCAAAAACTATATTTACAGACGCTCCAGTGTCTCCAGCAGCTCCCGCTCTTATTTTAGCTATTGTACCCACACCTTCAAATATATCGTCTTGTCTAGTACTTTCTACTACTTGTACCATTACAGAAGCAGGAGGTCCGTTAACTCCGTACGCCACCGCCCCTTCATCAATAGTGAAATCATAGCCAAAATCGCCATTATTAGGACTATTAAATGTAGTGTCTAGATTGCCGCCTAGGTCGGCACTTTTACTCTGAAACTTAAACAGAGGATTAACAAACCCTATAGCAGTAGCAGTACCAGTTATAGTGGCTACAGGAGTTAACTGAACATTTGCGCCCGCATCAGCGGTGCCCTCTTCGGGGTCGGCAAACTCGTACTGAATAACAGAGGGAGAAGTTTGAACAGCTACGTACTTACCAATCTCTAGCGAAGGGTCGAGAGTTATAAACTTCTCTAAGTTATATGTGTCTGGGTCTCCTCCAGTACCCTGAGTTTTGCTTATTGTTGCAAAAATAGAGTCATTATTTGTGTCTGGGCGGAAAGTTCTTCTAAATAAGCCAACAGAAGTTTGAGACGTAGAAAAGGTTTTATCTATTCTAATTTCTGTATCACTTAAAATAGAGGTTACTAAGGCTCCTTTCTTTCCTGCTAATGCATTAGCCTCAGTACTCCCAAATATAACAATATCTCGTGTCTTTAAGGTTGTAAGCCAAGATGTCCCTACACCCGTTACAATAGTACTATTAGCGGCACAAGATACACCACTGGAGCCATCTACTGATGGAGTCCCTACTAAAGTCCACTTATTGGCGAGAACAGCCGCATACGTGGTTTCTCCTCCCGAAAGACGTACCCAATGAGGAATCTCAGGAAGGGTAGTAGTATCATAGTAGACAAGGTCTAGGGTAGAGTCGGCGAATAAGACAGAGTACTCTCCATAAGGCACTGAACTTACATTTATATTATCCGTAGGCGACTCTATAAGTCTTGACGCAGAAAGGCTTGCCCCTTTTGAAACTACAGACGAGGAGTTTTTCGAAAAACGTAACCTATTGGTATCCGACAGTAAGAAAGTGGAATTAGCAATAATACCTTTCGGTATACCCTCTTGTACTCTTTGTATATTTTCATCGAATATATCCTCTACTCTGTAATTTATAGAGGTATAAGGAGACTTGTTACCTTTTGAAGAAACTGTACGAACTCTAAAAGTATAAATACTATTACGAAGCTTGGCAAAAGCATGAGAAGTTCCTGTTATGCTTATAGGACTATCTATATCCGGAGCGGTATGAGATAACTCGTAGCCTGCTATAAATTCATAGTTATCCGGCTTATCCCAAAAGACTTGTAGCTCTTCCCCCGGTGTCTTTGCATTAGACTCCAAAACTACATATATATTAGTAGGCGCGGGCACACTTTCAGGTTCTTTCTCGGGGTAAACACTAGCAGGTACCGAACCAAGCTCATAGCCTGTATCTACTGCGTCAAACTTTTCATCGTAATACTCAACAGCAGAGATAGCATAATTTGTCTCTTCTTGCTTAGATACTCCCATTACACGGTACTTCTTAGCAGAGCCTAGAACCGTACCTGCAGCCACAACTTCTGTAAGTGCCCAAATACTCTCTGTAACTACTGCTACATCTGTTGTTACGGATAAAGTACTCGTTGTAGCGGCAGGATTTGTTATGCTCTGTGATTGAACATAAGAGTACTCCTGCCACGTTATTTCTAACGGAGCGGTTCCCGAAGAGTTAGCGAAAGCGTTTGTAGCTCGGGCCTCTGTGTTCAAAGTTGTAAGTGCTAGCGCGCCTGTTCCTGTTTCGTCGGCATCGACATATGCTTGGGGTATCCTTTCCCCTCTATTATATGTAGTGCTGCCTATAGTGACCGCTTCATACCCTGCGTAGAACGCAGCAGGCTCAGTAACAAGAGTACTTAGAGTATAATCAGACCCCGAAGTAAAGGCCACTTCTCTGTCTAGTACTAGAGTTCCTGGAGTATATGAAGATACTCTACCGCTATAAGATACCCCATACCTGTCCGCATCTTGCACATTAATAATGTCCCCAGGCTTAATATAGGTACCTTGTAGGCCGGTTGTAAAAGACACTACTTCAGTCTGATTTAGTGCAGTCCACAGCTTCCATCTACCATAACGAATTGCTTGCCCTTCTGAAGTTGCCCCGAAGGCTACAGCGCTTTCTGATATAATTCTGCCTTTTCGTACAATATTTTCCCTATCTTCTACAATTACGGGTGTAGGCTCATAATTAGCGGTGGGGTCGTTCCAAGTAACTACTACTTGATTGGCACGAGTTTTAGAGCCTGTAGACTCGTAACTGAACTTTCCCTCTATGACATTACTTTTAGAGAAGGTATAGATAGGGTCTGCCGGAGTATCTTGCACTGCGGTTACCTGACCATCCATCCAATAAATCATACCAGTAAATATACTAGCAATATCTTTTAGGACTTTATATACGTCGGTGGCTTTTGTAAGGTACAGATTTGCCCTAAAGCGGGGCTCTGTTCCCCCCTTTCCATCTGGTACAAGCTCATCACAATACTTTGCTACGCGGTACAACGCGTATTTATCAATATCATCAGCTTTTATCCACTGACCTGCGCCGTACCGGTTATTAGTAACTATATCATAAAATACCCACGCAGGGTTGTCCGTGTAAAAAAGCTCATCTTTGAACGCTCCACCCCAAAATCCTGTATAAGTAGCAACATCTGTAGTAGAATACTCTCTAGGAGTATATGTATCAGGAATCTGTACTTTTAAGCCTTGCAAATCATAGCTGCGCTTAGGGACACCACTGTATTTTTTAGAGGAAAAAGTCAGGGAAGCAACAGAAGAGTACGGGTACCTAAACTTATCCCTAATTATAGCCCCTGCTGAAGTAATAGAAGCACTAGACGCAGTAGTATGATAGTCTTGGTCGTTTTGACCGTCTCGGGTCCCATCAACGTGAACGCGGAGTCCTGCATGACGAGTAATTCTGGCTACCTGAATCTCGAAATCGGTAAAAGGGCGATACTGATTTAAGCCTATAACATGCTGAAAAGAAGTACCTGTAGAGGTATTTCCTTTGTGTACTATATGTTTTCCGTGTTGCGGATAAACATTTATACCGTCACTCCAATTGGTCGACACCCCGTCAATAAATATTTTTATTTCGTACCAAGCGTATGCATTACCTCTTTCAGATTTCCTATTTCTAATTGTCTGAAGAGCGGGGTACTGTATAGTAAAACTTACCTCATCTGCTTCGGCAACCAGAGCAGTATTAGTCAGACCAAAAGCATTAGCGGGCAGAACGGTAACGCCCGCGGCTCCATCATCATTACTATTTTGTCCTTGGGGGTAGCCTCCAGAGTCTAAAATAGTAATACCTCTAGTATCTGCGTATGATTGTTTTAGTTGTTTTAGTTGTGCATTGGTTATGTTGGACGGGTCCCCATTTATAGCTACGACTCCGCCTACCCCATTTACAGGGTCTAAAGCGTTTTGGAATAGACTTCCATCTACAAATTGAGCACTAAACTTATCTACTTTATTAAATCCCGGTGCCTGCTGCGCGTCGTAAAACCCGGTTTCCTCCATAAGTCCTGCCGGTAAGATTTTAAACTCGTAAGTGCCCTGAGCAGGTGTACCACTATCTCTTAACGTTACCCCCGTACCCGTAGTTCCGGTTCTTTGAATACTGGATATAAAAAACCCTTGTCTAAGAGTTAGAGTATAGTCTTTTGTAACATCGAACCCGTCATTTGCAAGGTTGGTCATAAACGTAAACTGGCCCTTAGTATTATCTGTTGAATTAACCGAAAAGGTTCCAGCTAACTGATACCCGTCAGTAGATAATATATGCCGTCTTTCTCCTGCTGCTGATGCGGCATTGGTGTCCCAAGCTGAAGCACTAAATGTGCCGCTAGACCGCTCAAGAAATATATTACTAACACCGTCTATAGTAACTATGGTGGGGTTAACAGTAATAGTTACTACTTGGTAGTTCTGTATCTGTAGTACCCGGTTTTCCTCGCTAAAGTCCTCTCCAGTGCTGAACCCCGCGCTACTTGTTCCCACTAGAGAAGTTCCTGAAAAATAAATTTCGGGGAAAAAAGCGTCTCCTTTGCCGTCTGAAGTATAGGAGCCCGCAAACTGGGCGTCTATAGCAGGGGAGTCATTTAAATAAATACCCGCCTCTTCGCCTACTAAGCCTTTAATAGGGCCTTCGCAGATGAGGTCAGTGACATTAATAATCTGCTCTTTATCGCCAGATTGGGACGGGCCGCGTTGGTCTACAGGTAGGCCGGTGGTTGCATTAATAAATCCAAACATAAATAATTTCTCTAATTAAGTACCAAGACTAAGGTTGGCGGGTATCGATTAATAGACTAGATTAGCGAGATTTACGCTATACTTTAGGTACTGACCCATATTTATGGAGGGCTGTACAGGGGCTGTTCGTGCATTATCGGTAGCAGAAGCGGCAGCAGCGGCAGCAGCAGCAGCAATTTGTGCGGCTGTTAAACCTGTCTCTGTTGCTGCCGCTGTTGCATTTGCCTCTGCTGCTGATGCTGATGCTGCTACTTGGGCCTCTGTAACAGCGGCAGGAGAGGTAGCACTGACATTTGTAAAAGCCTGACTACTATTTCTAATTTCCATGCTAATAGGGCGGGCGGGAACTCGAAGTCTGCCATATAGTACAGGAACGGGGTCTCCCTCAATTGCTATTTGTCCTGTACCCTTAAAAAGATAACTCTCTTCTTGGGGGCCGCTATCTACAGAAGGGTCGGGTGCCATTATCTGCTGAAAGCCCACCATAGCTAGGTTTAGTGCTAAACCTGCCACCATAGTACCGGCAAAAGTTAGAGAGCCCGCAGTAGCTGCGATTGCTGCTGTGGTTGCCGTGGCAGGCACAGCCGCTGTGCCTGCTACGTACAAAGCGCCGGCGGGCATGATAATAAATAGAGCCGCAAGAGCAAGAGCCGCAAAGATTTTACCCGCACCGCCTTTTGAGCCCGAAGGAACAGCAGAAATAACCATTGCACCTTCAGGGTACCGAAGAAATAGTTCCTTTTCGTCTGACAGGGGTTTTCCCCCTACTTCGCAGCTAAAGCCTATGTCTTTTTCTACCGCATCTACTAAATACTTTTTAAAGTCTGGAAAGTTACCATTTAAGCATAGAATTACATCTTTAAAAGACGCTGCATCAATAGTGAACTCTTCCCCGAATTTATCTCCTATCTCTCCCTCTAAAATTACTTTACGCTTCATATCTGTAAATACCTATTAAA